TCCTTTTCAAACTTATCAAACTGCTGCAGACTCTCTGGAAATCCTAATCCACGAAGCCAGTTCTGTATCTCCATATAGTTGGTAAGATCTTCATCTACGAGAAATCTAAGTGTTAAATCACCAAACTGTAAGATATCACCTGGTGTTGGTATAGGTCTTAGATAATTTGGTTGTTCTGTAACACCTAGAGTTAGATCTGGTATATTTGCTTGGTTGCAAAAATATGCAACACCAGGTGATCTTTGTAAGTTAAATTTAAAACCTACAGGTGATAAAAAGTTTCTATTCTCTATCTGTGATGGGCCTTCTCTTGTTTCTGCCATTAGTTCATACAGGTCTCCTTATGTATTTAGGGTCATTCCCTCATTCCAATTTTTAAATGAAAATGCAGGCCATTGACCATATAATTTATTTTGAGTTGTTCCACCATAGGTAACAGGAATGCAATCATATAACTTACTATACTCTAAAAACTTATCAAACGTTTCATCTTCAAAGGTTAAGGACTTTGCATAATCCCAAAATGGTGTATCATATTTAGATCCAGATTGATAATGCCATATAATAAAGTTTTGAAGTTGTTTTATGTATCTTGTCATATCTTCTTTGACATGAACGGCACTCACTTTACCTTGTAGATAATAATCAAATACTGCTCTTGCCATCTCAATATATGCTTGAGTAGATGATGATTCTAATGGTTCTAAGAAAAACAAACGATTACCATTTAAAAATATTCTATTGTCTATAACAGGTTCTTTAGCGATATAGTTTTTAAATACAACATGTTTTGTAATTGATACATCAAACATGTTTAAGAAATTTTCTTCTGCATCCTCTTGTGATGTAATGTCTGAGTTGTAACAATATCCAACACAATACTTAAATGATGGTGACTTTTTTCTAGTTGGTATTACAAAACACCAACCATCAGGAGTTGCAACATGTCTACTCCATGGATTTCTTGCAGTGCTCCAATTGGGTTCTGCTAGTATACAAGCATTAATTGGATTGATTAACTCTTCATAATTATCATAACTATCTGGTTTACCACTACAATCAAAGATATAATCACTATCAATATCATCTAACTCTGGTAAATTTTTATATGTCGTTTTAAAATGCCCTGATGTCATTATACTTGCTTGCATTTCCCATGGACAATAGTGTATTGCCATGCTGTCGGCAGGAAATGGGTGAAATAATTTATCTGTTTTACCCCAGTTCTCATATAAAATACCACTTTTCATCGTAGCATTTATCTTATTATTATACCAATTAAAACCAGTTGCAGCCCACAACAAGGCAGATGCTTCTAATACAGTTGCTTGACCCACTCTTTCTGGAGGTATCTCAGGATCGTATATTAATTCTACTTCAAAATCTTTTTGTTTATCCATCCATGCACAATAAAGTGCCGTGAAACATCCTGCATTACCACCACCGACTACAGTAATTTTCTTCATAAGTCGTTTTCAAAATCAAATTTCTTACAATATCCATGCACATCTACATCTTTAAAAATATGTGCACCAGTATGAGCACCCTCTATCAGTGCAATGACTAATAAAAGAGCCACTGGAGTTATCCAGAGAGGATTCATCATAATTTCAGATGCTTTTTTCATAGTAGTATTTTAGCATAAAAAAAGGAGACTCGCAATGAGTCTCCTTTGAAGATATGTAATATGAATTACATGAGGTTTTTAACAGCCACTCTTCTGTAGTATCTGTTTTGGTTAGCAAGAAGTGCACCCTGACCTTGTGTGGTTCCTTCAGCAAATGGGTTTGCGATGATACCATATCTGGTCTTAAATCCAATTTTTGGTTGGAAAGTGTCTTCTCCCACCGCACGAACCATCTGTAGAGGAACGTATGGGCAGTAGAACAGTCCAGAGTCATATGGAGATGTTCCTTTGTAACCAACAACATAGTACTGATTACCACCTGATGGTGCTGCGTTAGCACTTGTTAGGTTTGCTGCATATGGGTCGATGTATACTCTGTACTTACCTTGTAGAACACCAGCAAATGTATTACCTGTGTCATCTACATTTAAGTTTGCATTAAGTGCAGGAGTATAATCAAGTACACCAGCCATGGTTAGAGCAGAAGCAACGTCTGCAGAACACATGATGATGTTACCTTTTCCGCGACGAGTTCTTTGTGCAATCGCGTTAGCGTCTCTTTCAATCTGGAATAACAGACCTTTGAACTTCTCAACAGACCATCTTCCGTTTGAGTCGATGTCTAAGTCGAAGATACCTGCAGTTGCTGTGTTTTGTACAGCACCTTGCTCTGCAATCTTGTAGATTGTTCTGATAACTTCTCTGTTGATTTCAGCAAGAATCTCAGTTGAAAGAATGTTTGCTAACTCAGCCTCTGCATTCAATCCGTGGATTGCTTTGAGGTCTTGAGCAAGTTCTAAACTGTACTCTGCTTTTAGTGCTCTTGACTTCGCTGTAACGGTCAGTTTCTCGATTGAGAATGCCATTTGGTTGAACTGATCGTTCGCACCAGAACCTAAGTTCTCAGCGTCACCAGTTACCAAACCTTGACCAGTGTTATAGCCAGGAGTAGCAGCAGTTCCAACTGGGTTTAGAATTGCGGGGTTGTCTCCTTGCTGTGAAGCAGAACCGAAACCTGCAGCAACGTCTGTAAATCCAGCAGTTTCATCACTATTGGAGTCGTTTCCAGAGAATGTTGTATCTACTTCATTGTAGAATGCCTCTGCTCCACTCTGTGAAGTGAATCTGGATCTCATTGCGAAGATCAGACCTGTTGGGCCACTCATTGGTTGTACACCAGCAAGGTCATATGCCACCAAGTTAGGCATAGATCTTCTGATCAATGAAATAAGAACTGGGTCGAAACCAGCAACTGGGCCAGTAGCAGTAGCACTACCACTGAAACCACCGCCAGCTCCTGCAGCGTTTGCTGCGTTAGTTGGAGGAGCTTCCATCAAGTTTATACCTTGACCAAATGCTTGCTCTTCTCTTAAAAATTTTTCTTGGTTTTCTAGCAGAACTGCGGTAACAGCTTTACGATGACTATCTTTGATTGGATCAAGACCATCATACTCTAATAGCGGCTTCCACTTTTCCTGCAAGTGTTCTGATTGGAACATTTGTCTTTAAAAATAGTGTTTGCGTTTGTTTAATATCGAAATCAGGATTGCTTAAATGCTGAAAGTGACTTCAGATATGCATTCATTGCAGGAGCATGTTGTTCAACACCCTCTGAATTGTCTACACCTTCTGAAAGAGTTTCAGATTTAGCTGCTGGTGACGCTGTTCTAGAAGAGAAATAAGATTCTCTTAGTGTCTCCAACTTCTCACGATAAGATTCTTCACTTTCAAACTCTACACTTTCGGAAAGTGAAGCGAGCTTTTCTTTCTGAGTGGATGCTAATCCTTCAGAAACTGATTCGAGAATGCCGTTAGCAACAGACTCACCGAGTCTACTGTTTAGGTTGATGTTTTTCTCGATCTGCTCATTGAGCTTGGTCTCCATGTCATCTAGTTTTTCTACCATGCTTTCCAGCACATCATATTTGTCTTCAGGAATAGTTACATAATGTTCTTCAAAAAGACCTCGCATTCCTTGTAGGAATGATTCAGTCATATCTGTTTTTAACCCTTGCTCAATTGCAAGAGTATTTTCCGTGAACCACTCATCGGCAACATACTCAAGGTAGTTGTCAACTCTTTCGGAAAGAGATGCTTTCTCTTCAGAAATTCTCTCCTCTAGTGTCTCTTGGTATTTTGCTTCTAATGCCTCTTGAACTTCAGCGACTTTAGAATTAAGTGCGGTCTCGAAAACAAGCTTTGCCTTCTCCTTAAATTCTTCGGAGAGGTCTTCGCCACCGAAGAGTGCATTAACATCTTCTTCGATGTCAACTTCAATGTCTTCAGCTGTTTCTTCTTCAGCAACTACTTCATCAGTAGTTAACTCTTCCTCTTCAATAACCTCATCGGAAATTTCTTCATCCTCTTTTACACCGCTAGGTGCAGGATCTGCAGGTTTAGCATTTTTGTTAACTACATCTTTCACTTGCTTAAGTGATCCACCAGGTGTCTTCAGTTTTGCTGAATCATCATCTGGTTTGTAGTTCATTGGTGTAGGGCCTCCGAGATCTTCAACGCTTCCCGCCATGGAAGTATCCATCGGCATTGGTGGTTTAGCGTTGGCGTTCACGGCAGTCTTAGACTGTTTAGTTCCAGCTGCTACATCCATTTCTTGTAATTTTGTTCTAGCCATTGCTTTTAATTTCTCCGACTTTTTATTTAGGTTATGAGAACTATAATTTATTTAGAAAAGTTATAAATTAGACAGAAAATCGTTAAACAGGTTTAATTTCTGTTCATCGAGTTTTTTCTGGTCAACTAGAGTGTTGATTTGCTTGTATGTTTTGTGAGCAAACTTCTCGCGAAGTATTCCTCCATCCCATACCCACTCTTTTCCTTCCATGATTCCAGATACAAATGCATCAGGAGCTGAAGGATCGGCAACGATATCTGCAGCAGTCGCTAACATAAAATCTTCACCTACTACAGCGAAACCTTCTTTTGTTTGTTGGAGTGATCCAACACCACGAGAAGATACGCCAAGTTTTACACCTTCTTCGATTAATGAAGATGCAATCTTACCCATTGGTGTGTTAAGGATTTTAGCCTTACCAATGAAGTTAGATCCGTTCTCTTTAAGAGATACGATCTTATGAGAAACACGATCTAGGTTGACAGTTGGGCCTTCGGGATGACCGAGTTCTCCAAGTGCTCTTCCTGATTGAATATGATTCTCATTGTAACGACCAACTTCTCTACGAAGAGTCTCCATAGGATACATTCTGCCGTTACGATTTTTGATGTTCCCTTGTAAGAAAACACCTTCGATATACATTGATTTCTTGCCGTTCTTTTGTTCAACAAGAAATTCAACAGATTCGATTTCTTCTCTGATTAGTTTCATTACGCACTACCTGTAGTTTGAACTTGTTGAATGTAAACAACCGCAGCTGCAGTTGGATTTGGTGAAATCACTGACACCTTATTAGACAAAAATAATGTAGCATTTCCTGTTGGGGTAAATGCGGTAGAAACACCAGCAGTGTTTGCTTCAACAGTGATCTTCTCTGAGAAGTCACCACTGATTCCAGCACTTCTACTTTTACCTACGACTTTTGTATCATTGATCAAAGTAGTATAGTTGGAATCGTTCTTAGAATCACCTTCATAATCTAAAGTAACTCTATCGCCTATATTGAAAGGCATTTGAGTTCCTTCTGGAGCTTCAAGAACTGTTGTTGATCCTTTAGTAATACCAACAACTCTTTGCGACATTCTTAACATCGCTAAAGATTCTGACCCTTGAGTAGTAACAATATAATCGGAAGTAGTTGCCACTGGATCTGTTCCTATTGCAACATAGGCATTTCCTCCCGTCGCGACGATCCTTAAAACATTTGATTGTACTTTAAAAGCAGAGGATGTCGTTGCGGTTCCAGTTAACGCAATCGATTGCCCTGCTCCAACGGTTCTATGTGCCATTATGCTAATAGTTTCATTTAACTTTTATT